TCTTTTTGTTTTTGTCTAAAGTTTTCTATTTGAGATTCTGACCACCAACCTTTATCAAAACCACCATCTAATCCATTTTCACCTTTAAGATTGGCCCACTCTTTAGATTCAACTATATTGTTTTGTTGTGAAAACTTGGTGGCATATTCTATCAAAGATTCTTCACTATCAAACGATTGATACCATAGAGTTTTTACATGTTCTATACCGTGTTTTTTGATGTGTCGTTTCCAGTGTATGCCGGAACCAAGATATTTTACTGGATCGTCTTTGGTAGTCTTACCAAAGTATTTTAGACCAGTAACGGAATGTTGCTTGATGTATAGATATGTGGTTTGCATAATATTAAAAGGTTAATAACTATATGTATTTAGGCATAAAAAAAGGGAGTCTTTCGACTCCCTTCTTAAACATCACTCTTTTTGGTGATTTAATGTAATGTAAACAACAGCTTACATTAAATTTTTCACTCCGAAGATACGATAGTACTTGTTTGTACGAGCATTCAAACCACCCAAGCCAGCGCCTAGACCTTCTGCGAATGGGTTTGATACCATTCCGTAACGGGTCTTGAAGCCAATCTTTGGTTGGAATGTATACTGGTCTACAGCACGAACCATTTGGAGAGGAACGTATGGGCAATAGAACAGACCAGCATCGTATGGGCTAGAACCCTTATAACCGATGGTGACCAATTCTTGGTTGCTTGTGTAACCACCAAAATATGGGTCAATGTAAACCTTGATACGACCGTGTAACAAACCAGCAAATGTGTTGCCTGTGTCATCTACTTGCAAATCAGCTTGGAGAGCAGGTGTATACTGAAGAACACCAGCCATTGCCATAGCAGAAGCAACGTCAGAAGAAACGATTAACACGTTACCTTTTCCACGGCGAGTTTGCTTAGCAATTACGTTAGCATCACGCTCGATTTGGAAAATTAGACCTTTGAAACGCTCAACTGACCAACGGCCGTTTGAGTCTGTATCTAAGTCAAAGAAACCTGCTGTGGTTGTACCATACTGAGCACCTGGAACGGCAACAGTATAGATGGTACGGATAACTTCACGGTTAATTTCAGCGAGAACTTCTGTAGACAGAATGTTAGACAATTCTGTTTCAGCATCAAGACCATGAATTGCTTTCAAGTCTTGTGCGAGTTCTAAAGAGTACTCAGCTTTCAATGCACGGCTTTGAGCAGTTACAGTAACTTTCTCAATAGAGAATGCCATCTGTGCAAATGCTGTGTTACCGTCAGAACCAAGGTACTCAGCAGTAGCTGTTGGCATACCAATACCAGTTGTATAGCTGTTAGCGGCCAAAGTTGCAGATGTTACAGGGTTTGTACCTGTGTCAGTTGCAGTTGTACCTTGGAAACCGTATGGGTTAGATGCAGAACCAACACCAGAGAACATTGTGTTCGCCTCGTTGAAGAATGCCTCAGAACCAGCTTGGTTTACATACTTAGCACGCATTGCAAAAATCAAACCGGTAGGACCAGTCATTGGCTGAACGCCAGCAACGTCATAAGCGATAAGATTTGGGAGCGCACGGCGTACCAAAGAAATCAAGATTGGGTCAAAGTTTTGAACACCACCAGTTACGTTTGTAGGACCTGGATCAGCTTCGTTCAAAGCGATACGGTCTTGACGCATTGCTTGTTGTTGGTTTTCCAACACAAGGGCTGTAACAGCCTTCTTGTATGGGTCTTTAATGGCTTCTAATTCTGGATGCTCCAGAACAGGCTGCCATTTCTTTTGTAGTTCTTCAGTCAAATACATTTTGTTATTCCTTTTTTATGTATTGTTAGGTTAATTACTTAACCATGGTTTGTGAAATGGTTTTTGCGTAAATATTAATAGAAGGATCATCAGAAATGATTTTGTCTTTCTTATCTTCTTCAACCAATACCTCATCTAAAGCAGATGAATCAGCAACTTTAACATCAGCTTTGAAATATGATTCTTTCAATGTTGATAGTTTGGTAGCAAATTCTTCATCAGTAGTAAAATCCACACCTTCTGCAAGTGATTTCAGTTTTTCTACTTGAGTCTGCGTAAGGCCTTCACAAGCTGCGTAAATAGCCTCAAACTTTTTGTGCTCATTGAGTTCTTTTTTCATCTCAATAGCAGATTTGATTTGTTCGTTGTAAGCTTCTTCAAGTTCTTCAACTTTAGAAGTGAGTTCTTCAACAACATCTACCTTGTCGGTAGGAATGTCAATGTAATGCTCTTCAAACAAACCTTTTAATCCTGTAATGAAATCTTCAACAATTTCGGCACGGAGACCTTTTTCGATTGCGATTTCGTTGTCTTTGACCCATTCTTCAACCATGTAGTTGAGGTAGTCATCAACCTTAGCTGCCAAATCTTCTTTAACTTCTTCAACAGCAGCTTCAAACTGGTCCATTAATTCTGCTTCGGCTTCAGCAATAACTTCTTCAGCACGAGCAAGAACGGCAGCTTCAAAAATAGTGGTGGCTTTAGAAACAAATTCTTCAGAGAGATTTTCGCCTGTGAACAGAGCGTCCATATCTTCTTTCATTTTTTCTTTCATTTTCATTTTTTTCATCATTGCCTTATCTTGAGCTTCATCTTCGTGACCTTCGTCTTTTTCTTCAGCCACAACTTCTTCTTCAGATTCGGTTTCTTCGTAAGTTTGAACACCAACAGAACCTTTGTTTAAAGGCATTTGGTTTTTACCAGTCTTGCCTTCTGGTTGCTCAATTGCAACACCGTCAGCCTGTTGTGGTTGGCCTTTGAGTTTCTTCGCTGGCTCAGAACCAACAGGTGGTTTTGCACCAGGAGGTGTGGCCGATGGCGTACCTTTTGTGTAGTCAGGATTAGCATCGGTTGTTTTGAGTGGTGTGTGACCCACATCTACTTCACCGGTGCCGTAGGCTACATCGCCAGATAGTTTTGCTGGTTTATCTTGGCCACTTTGTTTACCAGAAACATTACCCGAAAGAATGTCTTTAGCGGCTTCGGACAGATTAAATTTTCCCATTTTGAAAATCTCCTTGATTTATATTGGATATTTATATTTAAAGTTTTTTGACGAGTGATTCCCAAATGTGTAGACTTACTTTTTCAATGTCCGCTTGCGAAGCTTGTTGAATCATTTTCTTCGCTTGAGTAAATTGTTGTTCAGTCCATACACCGTTTACCATCACCCATTCTTTGCCTTCCATGATACCTTGTACGAAAGCATTTGGAGCAGAAGGGTCTGCTACAATATCCGCCGCTGTGGCCAGATGAAAATCATCTTGAACTATGTTAACACCATTAACAGATTTAAGAGAACCCATACCACGGGACGACACACCAATTTGTGCGCCACCTTCGATAAGACTCTTAACTATGTTACCCATAGGTGTGTCAAGAATTTTTGCTTTGCCTATCCAATCATTACCTTCTTGGCGGAGACCCACAACCATGTGTGAAACTCTGTCGAGATTGATAGATGGGGTGTCTGGATGACCCAGCTCACCAAAGGCACGGTTTTTATTAATATATTGTTCTGTATATCTTTGTACTTCTTTGGCCATGGTCTCTTTGAGATATTTACGACCATTACGGTTTACCACTTCTGCTTGAAGAAATGGACCTTCGATGAACAAAGTTTTCTTGCCGTCTTTTTCTTCAGCAAGATATTGTAATGATTCGGTGACTTCTGTTATTAACTTCATTATAGTCCCATTGCCTTCCGTTTTCTTATTGATATCTGTCTTTTTCTTAATGCTTGTCTTAACTTAGACCGCCTTTTAAACTTAGACCGCCTTGCAGCCATTTTACGGCGCCTGCGTTCTTGTGGTGACATTCTGACTAAACGACCACCACGAATTGTAAATCCTGGTACTGCCGACTTCTTAACTCTCCGTTGAACTTTTCCGCCACGGAATCTTACACGAATGAGTTTAGTTCTACCCATCCTTTGTATGTTACCTTCATTTACTTCTTCAAACTCTACATCTTCACCATACATTTCGGCAGCCAAACGCATCTTAATTTGGTTAAGTTTTTCATTAACCAAACCTTGTATGCGTTGATTCAAAACTTCTTTTGCTTCAACTATTTTATTTTGTAATAGTTTGGAAACAAAATTTTGCATTATTCTCTCGATGTTGGTGTTACACCAAATGGAGGATAGTTAAATGCAGCAGGATCAGTAAACTGACCAGAACTATAGAATTGATTGTTTTTGTGTAACTCAATGATTAATGTATAAGATGCATTAGCGGTTGTACCAACAGTAACAATAGAAACATTACCTGTAGGACCAACAGCATTATTTGGTATAGTAGGCAATTGATATTGTGGGTTTGTATCACCAGCACCAACACCTAATGCATAAATTGTGGCATCACTTGTGGTGCCTTGCCATTTTAATTGTATGTGTCCAACTTCTGCATCAACATTATAAACAACACGGGAAATTGTAAACGCCGAATTAGCAAAACCAGGAGCAGTTGTGTTGCCAGCCTGATATGGTAAATTATTAGCATTTAACGCACCAGACAATGTTCGTGGGTCAATAATAACAGTTAAGTTTTCATTACCGCCAGCGGCATCAAAAATACCAACCCGTTTAATTACGGTGCGTTTTGTTGTATCAACTAAAATTTGTGTGCTATTTGATGTTGCCATTTTTTTATCCTAATTAATTTTCTGTTTCTTCGTCCATGCTGCCTGTTGAGGACCATTGCATGGCGGTATATGGAACTGTTACATATTTATTAATCTTATCCACATAGTAAAGAGCTACTCTTTGATTACCAGGAAACTGGCGAATTGATTTACGTTTCATAATCAAAACGGCAGGAGGATCCATAGGCATACCATGGTCTTCCTTTTCATTCAAAGAGCGTAGTTCTTTAAGTGTTTTCACCTGAATTTTCCTCTGATTGTGTTTCTTCTTCTTCTTGAGCAAACATATTCTGTGCTACTGCTTGTTTAGCTGCACCTAAATGGTTCATTACACGGTCATGAATGTCAGCGTATAAAGCATCACGCATTTCTTTTGCATTATCTTGTGCCGCATAATCTATAATTTGTCTTGTATCTGCCATTTTATCTCCAATTTAAATATTTATAATATCTGTTTCAATTTAACAAATGTACCAACTGATTTAAATTCTTCTTGTTTCATACCAGCATCTTGTGCTTGTTGTAACTCTGATTGATGAGTTGCCAAAGTTGCTTGTTGGTCTGCTTGAATATCACCAACCATTTGTTGTTGTGCTACCGTATTGGTAACATCAACAGGTAATCCAAGACCTGCTTCTTTTTCTCCATCAATCTCACTTTGCATTTCTTTAATTTGGTCGTCAGTCAAACGTAATACATTACGTTGAATCCATGCTTGCGAGAAATAACGACCAGTATATGGGTCTACGGCAGCCAAGAGAGATAATCTTTCTCTCATCAGTTCAGCATCTTTTAATTCACTAAAATTATTATCTTTAATGAAGTCGTAGTATATATGTTCTTTAAACTGGTCCCACTCATCAGCGGTACAGATACCTTTTAATACACATTGAACTCGTAGTGCCTGATTAAAGATATCAGAAAATTTATTACGAAGCCTATCAACAAACTTTGCAAATTTTAATTCGTCACGAGTTACCTCTGCAACACGACCAATTGAGAAACCTTGATTAGGTTCTAAACGAGAAATTGGAACACTTAACGAATTGTATAATTTCTTTTGGAAGTATTTAACATCTTCCAATTCACCTAGATTTTGACCACCAGGTAATGTAGTAATCTCTGTGCCTTTTCCACCTTCACGGCGTGGCAACCAGAAATCTTCCATCATAGACAAGAATTTACGGTCATCACGGACTTCACCAGTCTGTGCATCATAGACCAACTTGTTTTTATATTTGACCATAATATCACGAAGATATTGTTCGGCCTTTAACTTAGGTAAATTACCTACGTCAATGTAAAATATACGGCGCTCTGGTGCTCGTGAGATACGATAGATAACGGTTGCATCTTCAATCATGCGTAACTGATTAAGTGGCTTGATTGCTTTGTGTAGGTATGATAATACCACAGCACGGCGAGAGTCCATCAAACCTGATACAACAGAAACAATAGAATCAAGTGTAATACGAACACCAACTGGACCATAACTAGAAGAAGAACCAGATACTACTTTATCATTGAAGATATAGTATTCATTGAACACATCTACAATCTCTGCACCTGTTCTCTCATCTTTTTTCTTTTTAATCTCACGAACTTTACGAAGCTTGCGTGGATCAATATATCGTAATTCTTTAATACCAGCAATTGGGTTTTCTTTATCTATAAGCACATTGTAATATAACCTGCCGTCAATATAATAACGGCGGAAGATATCTTGTGCCATATGTTTATAATTAAGTAAACGCAATATGGTATGAAATTCTTCTTTGATTGCTTTTTTAATTTTCTCTGGTTGGTCTAAATCGTCCAACACAATTTCAATGATTTTACCATCGTCATCTTGAACAATGGCTTCATTCATAATATCATCAATAGCAGACTCAATCTCTGGTTGCATTGCCATTTCACGATAACGAGAAATAAGTTCTACTTCATTCTTTGCTGTGCCATCTAGGTCAACATATGTACCATAGTAAGCGGCTGAGGAAATGGTAAGAGCACCATCTTCATTGGAAGGTGGTGTAAAAGAAGGTTGTTGAGCTTGCTCTTCTTCAGACTTCTTACGAGCAATCTCAAAACCAAAGAGAGAGAATTTATTAGTAGCTGCCATATTTTATAATTCCAATTCAATTAAACATAAATGAGGGACCGAAGTCCCTCAAACAAAAACATATTAAGTAGTAGTATTTGATTCCCAATATTGGAAGGCAAACGTTGCTGAATATTCTTCAATCACATCATTTGAACCCCAATCTAAATCAATTGGTGCAATATCTAATGGGAATACACCTACAAACTTATAAGATTTCAATTCGTTACCAGATTTACCAAATTGTGTAACAACAGCATCTACAGTATAACCCAATGGGTTAACCGCTGCGGTATTGCGAACATTGGTTGTATGACTATTGATTGCGTTCATCCAAGATTCTAATGAATTTCGAATTACAAAATCTTCGTCATTGATAATCTGTAATGTCCAATCTGTAAAAGTACGATTACCAGCAAACTTCAGTTCACGACCAAAATAAAATACAGGTACCGTACCTACAGTAGAACCAGGTAACTGTGCTGATTTTGCCATGAATGTTGTTTTTTGTCCAGCAGCTGTGCTATTTGTTGCAATTGTTGGAAAAGTGAGAGTAACTTGAAATAGATTGGGACGGGCACCGTCACCAATCATATTCGCTCTAAATTCTGCTACATTGAATGCCATTTGTTTTCTCCTATATCGTGGTTATTTATTAAGCTGCACCAACGATTTCGTTAAAATCAACACCAGTTCTTACTGCTACAAAATTTAACTGAATGAAGTTGATTGCCCGAGCAGGTTTGATGTAAATATCTCCAACAAACTGGTTAGAATCAATAACTTGTGGAGTATTATTTGTTGTATCACAAACAACTCGGAAGTCATAGATACCACGCCGGCCTTGAACATCTCGTAGGAACGGAGTTACCAATGCCACAAACTG